ACATTGGTTCCAAATAATCTTATTGTTAAGGGAGTATTTAGAAACCCCTGCAATATGATTACTTCAACTGCATTAGGAACTACAAGTGGCATGGCTACACCTGGTCAAATCCAAAAACGAGTTGATTAACATTCACAAGTGCTAAAGTATTTACATAAATTTGAATTGGACCCGCATCAAATGTCCAAGGACACCAACGGATATTCTTAGGGTCAAATCCATTAGCATAGTTACCGTATAATACTGACCTATCAGTCAATACAACATATATAAGCTGATTTACAGAATCATTCACTAACTGAATGATACGAAATTTAGTCTTAAAATCCTGACCCAACCAAAGAGTCTGAATCTTCCAAGTAAGTTCAGGAAGAATATATCTTCCATTGAACATTGTAATTCCCTTGAAAGAAGCAACTAGAAGATAATCAATACTAGATGTGCCAGAATCCAAAACGGTTGCAATCCCATGAACACCACAACCCATAGAAGGGTCAACACCGGAATAAGGCCAGAGAGAAGGAATGTCACCATTATCTATGAATGAGCCTGTTCTTCCACGTTTGAAGAAATATAGAACATCTCTTAATTCAGATGCATTAGTAATAGGATTTCCATCAGGCGGAAATAACAAAACTCCATCAACCTGATTAATTGCTTCGGGTTCACCTACAGCACTCGCATACGCTAAGGATATGTTATTATAATCACAGTATGTTATGAGTCGATTATGATAAGTAGTTAATCCTACACCAGCAGGAATATCCGCGAAATTATCCGAGAGATGGCTCGCATCCAAGAATAATTCCTGGTCATAGAATGATACCCCATTTTTAATGGTGGTAACATTATCAGCGATAGTTCCGTTTGGAATGAAAAAAAGTTGATACCCATTCACGTCACCATTATAGGTGTTAATTACTTTAGATGCTACTAAATGTCTCTTTGTGACCCAAGCTAAGGGAGAAGCATTAATTGTAGAAAAGTTGAGTGACAACAATGCTCCAGTAGTGAATGCTACCAATCCTCCGGGGGCAGAAAGATATCCCGTATCGGTTTCAAACACATAGCCAAAGATATGAATACCAGCATCGGTAAAACCAGCAGCACCATTAGCCACTGTTGCCGCAACAGTAGGTTTAGCACCGGCAGCTTTTCGTGCGGAGGTTCCATCCCCCTTATAGACATACATAAACTCGCCGGTTAAACCACGTTCTCTATTTAATCCACTTACTAACTCAGTCGTAAATGGAGTAATATACGCGCGTCCTGCATAGGGGGTAAATCCAAAATCAGTCATTGTAGGAATAGTAAGAATAGGACCAAAAACTGTAGTTGAATCTACTATATGATATATCGCACCCCCAGAAATTAGAACCAATAATGTATTCTTATCCGTAGTAGGATAATTATACATTCTAAGAATACTAGAAAGTGGAGCAGGAAGATTTTGCCATAATCCTACTCCATCTCGCGTTCCAAATGAATTATCACCAATGAACTTCAGATTATTACAATCAGAAAAATGGTCCATAGGAGTGTCAATAAGGACACCCCTATTATAAAGACCATTAAAACTATCAAAGCGTATAGGTTCGTGTTCTCTCATGTCATGAATCCACGCTTCTTAAAGCCAGCTCTAAATGGCCTTCTACGAGTGAGAATAGTCTGCTTACCCTTAACTCCGATTCCTGTAGCTCTATCAAGTGCGAGAATTGCATACTGATTAAGAGAATTAGCCGATGCCTGATTTCTCTCAATAAATTCTGCACAAAGAGCTGCGGAACGGTATTCAAGAAATGTAGCAGCATTGATACAGTTAATCAATGAATTCTCATCTACCAAAGGCGTGAAAATAGTTTTAATGTAATCAATCTTAATATCATTATCCCGATTCGCTGGAAGGAATTTAATGATATTATTTTCCCAGGTATAGAAACTAAACTTACCCGTAAGAGTTCCTTCAAAGTTATGAGGAATATAATCCCTACGTCCCATAGGAATATAGGGGTCAACCCCTTCTTCTCTTTCCCACAACTGTTGAGGCTCAATCATATCATCAGGAAGGGTAGGAACACCAATCCCATTGAATATGATTTGAGTAACACCAGCAGGAATATTGATTAAAGCTGAGGAAAGTTGAGTTGCAGGAATATTATTAAGCTCAAAAATTTCCTGCAACTCCTGTAGAGCTAGTTGTAGATAGGGAAGAACAGACGCATAAGTATACGTAGTCCTCGCAGTATCATTGAGTAGCGTAGAGGCTTTAGCTAGAACTGTAGATGCAACAAGGTCTACGGTTGCCATGTTATCCTACTGTGCAAATGTTAAGCCCAACTCCTTCGCCTTTGCAGGGTCATTAATAGCCTTACAAGTTGGGCAAACTGGAAACATCGGATTCAACAAACTTCCACATGCCTTACAACGGACAGTTTCAACCATCCTAAAGTCCTTCATCCAATCTTTTTCAAGATTCAATTCTTTTGCAGCAGTTCTCATACTATCACTAATGGCAAGAGGATTACCATTAGAACGTGCCCACAAAGAATCAGCTAATTTAACTAACATGGAATACCAATTACGCTGCCTCACCAATGCAGCATCAAGTTCATGTTTATAGGACTTTCGGACTTCTGTAATGTTAAATGACCCCGGAATATAAAACAATCCCGGCATAGCATCAGCCATGTTACAGCCAAGAATTCCATTACAGTAATCTTTAATGATAGAATCTGCAATCTGAATACTCGAAACAGGAATTTCAAGTAGTGGCTGTTCCTCGTCAATTTCTCTCCACCATGACGAAGGACCAACAACTACAACTGATGGATTATCATAACTACCAGCCGGGATGATGAATCTTCCGGGTGAAATAGTATTCTTGATTTCGTCAATCTCTGAGGGATAAATACTAACGATAGTAGTCTTATCCATAGGATTCACTGGCCCACGAATTGTCTTTCGACGTGCTGCACTATGTCCCGGAAATTCGCCTACAATAGACATAACTAACTCTCTTTCTGTGCGATTTTATACGATTGAGGCATCGCAATAGCCTCTCCTGTCACCGTCCTACCAAGGAAAGAAGATTCATCACCAAATAATTCCTCCGTCAGTTTACCAATTCTCTTTTCTCTTGCTTCGACTGGATGTTTCGCTTCTTCATCAACGTATCTAACCAAACTCCCTTTACCTAATGCGGCATAGAGAGTATCGATTACAAATTTACATCCCCAAAGTGTTGGGGGAACATACTCCTCATTCTGACCTTTGAAAACCCAAAGAGGCTCATATGACAATTTAATCGTAGGAAGTTCGCGTCTATCTACTTCAGGAACAAGAACCAACCGTTCAAGAACATATTTCTCTTTAATCCACTGTTTATACTTCGGTAACTCCCTAAGTTCAGGTGTGAGTAACTGAATTCCAGTATCAGTTCTATCAGTCATACGCATTTCAAATTGGTCCTCACTCCACACAACGCGGAACATAGGTCTACCAGTCATTGAATCTAATCCAAATAGGTCCAATAACTGCTTATTAATAGATTCGATTGGTTCTGTTAGTTCCATTTTACTTGGGGAAGGAGACTAGTTATAATCCCCTTCCCCCTCCATGTGCAGACCAGGCCAGAGATTTACGCCGGAACAACTACCTTCGGGTCAACAACTGTAGCTACGTAATTTCTCCAAATATCCGCAGCAACAGCCTTCTTGCAACCCAAAGCAATAGTAGCATCAACATCAGAGAGATAGTTTTCGATAACCATATTCTTCAGAGCGCCACCATCAAGGTTGATTCTCCAACCACCCTCAACAGCGAAAACTGCGGCGAATACGTTACCCATAATCAAACTACTATTGCAAGCAACAATAATGTCACCCGCATTACCACGACCAAAACGATTGTTAAGAATCTTAAGGTAAGTGGGTGAAGCAATACCACCATCAGCGGTATTACGAATAGCAGTTCCAGTTCCGAGTGCCTCAAATTCACAACCTTCAATGTGAATACGTTTGCATTCACCCACATTGATACCACAACCAGCAGCGCCACCAGTAGAGAAGTAGCAACCCAAAACCTTACCATGTGAACCATCAGGAATAGTTGCAGTTTCCTGACGACGGAATCGGATACAATCCAATCCAGCAGGAGGAGCAAACTGAATATTCTGGAAAGTCCAACCCTGTTCAATTACATCAATCAGGGATTTACCAGCTACAACAGTAGTAGGTGACAACCATGATGCACCACCACCTGTAGCAACGCCACCACTAGTAGCCTGTCTAGGCTGATTAGCAGCACCCAATACGGTAACATCATAGACACCAACAGGTGTCATAGCCTGTTCTTTTAGAACTCCAGAGAGATAAATCAAATCTCTAGAACGAAGGTTTGGGGCAAGACTAGTAAATGTTTCAAATGAACCTCGCGGTCCACCACCCTGCGGAAACAGATACCAAACCTTATTGATAACACCATAATCCTGTAGAATAGCGCGACGATTTTCCTCGCGCATATTCCGCCAAAAGCCATCATACATAACTTTTCTCCAGTCTCAGGACCAGCGTTGTTACGCCAGAGAATTTGCGCGTTTTATTTATAGTGGATGCGCGCACCCCCACGTTATAGTTACACTACAGCCGCAGGCCACCAATAGTTAGAAATGGGGTCATAACACATCAAGATTGGCCTATTCTGAATAGGCTGATAGGCAACCTTAATGGGATACAATGCACCATTAGTAAGCATTGCGCCCGGAGCAGCATGTGTGAAGCAAAGAATTACTTCACAGTAAGCTCCAGCAGTAGGGGGTGTGATATTCGCAACCTGAACTTGGTCAGTCACGAATACAAACCTACCCGTAGGGGTAAGTGTGAGTGCCGATGCCAAAGTAACAGGCTTTGGCTGAGTCGGACCCTGGATAACACCGAAGTCAGCAGAATTAAGGGTGCTCATTGTTTTTTCCTTTTCCTTAATTCTGGTTAGTAACCAGTAGGAACTGCCAACGCATCAATATAGGCACAAGCAGCAGGGTTTGAAACAAACGTCTGCATACCCACAACCATATAGAAGATGTCAGCAGTAGCCACACCACCCGAAGGACCACGAATTTCGAAAATTTTCCTACCATCAGTCGTATAGAATCCGATAGGCAAAATTTCTCCACGGCCCCACACTTCATCAACGATAAAGTCAATTCTAGTCTTGTCCCAGTTAAATGAATCCTTAAGGGAAGCACCAGCCATCTGCATACCATCCCCAAAGTACATATTCAACCCCTCGTCCTTGGGCTGCTTATGGATAATGGACACCAACTGCCCAATTTCCTCATAAGCCTGCTTCTGACAAGGATGGAGCCACGCTGTAGGCTTGAAAGTATTATCAATACCTACACGGTTTCCAATCTTATTCATCGCCAATCGTGGCAACGGAAGTGTCAATGCAGCATTCAAACCATTAACACGATTGGCTCGAATTTCTGGAGTGGCTGAACGAGAGAATCCAAGCCATGTACCAGTTGATGCATTGGAGTGATGATATGGCACACCATACAGAGCAGGAAGCGCCGTAGGATTAGCAATACCATTAGTAACCAGCTTATCAGTTGCCGCAGCAGCCGCAATAGCTGGAGTAACGTCGATACTCTTATTCTCAACATCCCACTTGGTAATGACGCCACTACCACGCAGAACAGCAAGAGCAGTATCGAACACCTGAACAGTCTGACCATAACGCATCAAACGTGCGCCAAAGCCATCAGTACCAAGTGTATAGGTATCAACACCACCAGCAGTAGAAACTGCTGAGATGACACCAATAACACCATCACCCGACTGCATCATCTGAGAATCAAGCTGACGCCTGAGTTCATCCAATGCAGTAGCAGTAAGTCTCCTCACCCCGTTGGTGACAGCCTTACGCTCATCATCCGTAGA